TAGTGCTAGAGCCAAACTCTAATTCAACAGGCGCTGGTATAATGGAAGCAGGGCCTAAGGCTATAAGTGATGGTTGTGTGGTTAAGCTCATGACGGAAACACCCAGAAATCTTTCTTATCTTTGATTGTGTAAGCAGCCGCAACGCCACAAGTTAGGAAGATCTGGTAGTGGCCAGGCTGAGCTGGAGTCCAGAGATATTGAATACTGCCGGCGAATAGTGCGGTCGGCGCCACATAGTTTACAATTGCGGCATCCGTATAAGTCCCGTCCAAGCCGGATGGGACAAACCTGATATCATAATCAGTAGCCGCTAACGGAGTATCAGTGGGTGCAAGGATCCACGTAATGGTTATTTCGTTGCCGGCTATATACATTCACGAATTCTACCTTAGTCAGGTTGCTTTTGCGAATAGCTGATTGCATATTTTTTAACTCGAACAGGTGTTTTATTACCGGTACGTTTGCCTCCGATAACTTCGTCTTTGTGAAGAGTCATAGTGCAAGCTGCAGCAATCTTTATCAAAGCTACTTCGAGTTCGACTGGTATATCCAGGGGAACCATACGCGCCATACCAAAATATTGGTTTTCAAAACTCAGGTAAGCGGTCGTAGTGACGTTATTATCACGAGGATCTTTATTCGTAATAGTAACAATCTGCTTTTTGAAAGATGCTATTTTCTGTTCTTTCACGTATTTACGACGTTGAAGGGCGGTAGATCTCAAAGCTTCTCGATGAGTCTCTTTGGCATTGATGTTGATATCTTTGATGCTTTCTTCAGGTTCTGCTTTAACGGCAGGTCCTGCAGGAGCAGCGGAGGTATCAGGAACAGGCAAACCTTGGGCTTCGGCCAGTAGGGCTTTCAGCTTAATGTTAGAAATATTGCCAGGGAATTTGAGCTCAAGGTCTTGAGCATCAGCGATCATTTTTTCACGTTCAGTCATGGTATTAAATCCCGTAGGTTGTTTAATTAAATAGGAGGCCCCCATTACAGGGGCCACCGTTGTACTTGTTACGCTACGACTTATGCAGAGGCACAAACGTAGATTTTCAGCAAACGCTCTTCGCGCAGGATTATTCCTGCATACCACATGTTGTAGCTGAAGAAGCCCTGAGTGCCGTAAGGGTTACTAAGCTCGATCTTGCTCGGCGCCTGGGCGTTGAACTTGATCTTGCCGTTGCCTTTAAGGCCGACAGTTGCAAATGAACCCTTGGTAGGGAACAGGATTGGGAAAACGTCAAGACGCTCTTCACCAGTGGCGTACTCAGTCAAGCCAAGGAATGTATCCAGGGCTGTGGCTTCGGCTGAAGTCAGAACGGTACTAGACAATGTACCAACGTAAGCACCGTCACCAGGAACGACAGTAGAGGGAGTTAACCCGCCAGCGCCTTCATAGATAACAGCAGATTCAGACTCAATGAAACGAACATCGTTCATTGCACCAACTTCGCCTTCAGCCAGGTTAGTGGCATCAGCGTATTTGTATGCCGGAATATAAGCATACTCGGTGCTGTCAGCTGAAGTTGTGCCAGTAGCACGAACAACATCTTCCAGGTCGAATTTCACTTCTGCGCCGATTATGGCGTAGAAAGCTTTGTTGATAACGCGAGTATCAATCTTGGTAGAACCAGTAACGATTGAAGTGTTCTTCTGAGCACGGTTACGAACCAGCTTCTTGGTAGCGGTACGAATCAGGTCATAGCTAACTTTAGCCAGGCCATCATTGTCGCCATCTACGCCGGCTTGCAAGTCACCAAGGTCATCACCCAAATCTTCGATAGCTGCAGCAGCACCAACGAAAACGATGTTGGTAGTGGTGAGCATGTCGAGCTGGATCAGATCTTCCGCTCTGCGGTTAGCCAGGAGGCCAAGCTCTTCGCGGTAATGTACCTGTACCATGTCCTCTGCGAACATATCGACTTCGTCGGTGAAGTCAATCATTTCGCCATAACGCGCGAAATCAGTCTGGATAGTTACTTTGGTGATGTTCTGCTTGTTAACAGCTCCATCGCCTTCAGCAAGCTCTGCACCGACCAGGCCGGTAGAAACATCAACGATGTTCCGGGCTTGCAAGTAGCCTTTAGCAGCGAAATCAGGATCAGTGGTTAACCGATCGAAGATGTGCAGCCACTTCGAGACTTTGTAAGTGGTACCCATTTTAAGGGGCATGGATCTACGATCTGCAAACTGTGCGTACACAGCAATTGCGTTAGCGGCTTTGACACCAGCTTTGTCGTAGTAATGAATGACAGTGTTCTGTCCGTGTGTCGAGTCGCCTGTCGCACGGGAAGTTACACCATAAAAGTTTGTAACGGCCATAATAGCCTCCTAATCAAAGTTTAATTAAATTGAAGACCCGATTTTTTCTTTATACCAGGCTTCGTAAGCTTCATCGTCATCGTCTAAATAATCGATGACACCTTTGCGGTCTGCTCTTGTTCTAGAAGAGGAGGCAGCCCGCTTTTTTTCGGCTTCAGATGATGCCTTATCAAACTTTGAATCTGCTGATTGTGCGTCCGAGTTAAGCTCGTCTACTTTGTTTTGGCCTTCCTTCTCTTTGTGGAGGGCCTCTACTTTGAGCCTAAGTTGTTCGCCTGCAAGCATGTAGTATTCAATGTCAGACTTGGAATTTCCATCAAGCACTTTCATTTTCATCGCAGCTGGTGCTACTTTATCATACACACCATTTACGATATCGTTATGCAGCCCCGTTATCATGTTCGGATTCTCTGCAATCATCCTTCGAGAAGTATCATCCCACTGGTTGTCAATGACATCCGTAGTGATTTTGAACTCCTTATCGTTTTGTATCTTACCAGTTATTTCCTCAATATCCAGTTGTGTTTCATTTTTTCCGTAATTAGTTTGTATGTACGGAGCTTCGTCGTCTTCGTCTTTGGTCAGGTCATACGCATCTACCTTGGCCACTTCCAACAGTTTTTTGATGGCACCTTTGTCGCCTTTAAGCGCATCTATGGCCAGGTTCAGGCTATCGTGTGTGATGCCTTCCTGCTCCAGAGCAGAGATCATTTTCCGGTACGGAGCGATCTTCTGCATTTTTTGGGTGTAATTCATGGCCTGGCCAAAGACAGTCTCGAACTGCTCGAGTATTTCTTCGTCAGTGAAGGTGAAGTCCTGGTTATTGGCTTTGAATGTACGGGTTCCGGTCGGCTCTTCTTCCTTATCGTCCGCTTTTTCATCAGATTTGGCGTCTTCCGCAATCTGCTCATCTGTTAAAGGGTTGCCTTCATCGTCGACACCTGCCGCCTTGTTCGCTGCTTTGTTAGCAGTTTCAATGGCAGCATCGGCTATATCCGCGGCTTCCTTCGCAGCCTTGGCATCGCCAGTCAGCTCGTCTTCTTCATCCGTTTCCAGGTTTTTATCATCTGCATCACCAGGTTTTAAGGCATCCAATTCCTCGTCATCGTCCTTTTTGTCATCCTTATCATCAAGGACGTCAACCAGAACTTCTGACTCCAGGGGTGGCAAATCTTCTTCGGCCACACCTTCTTCACGGCGGATATCACGAAGTGCTTCGAGAGGCTCCTTATCATTATTCATGATGTCGTCGGCGATTTCTTCGTCAGTAAGTTCTGGTTTAGGCATCTTAGTTCACTCCACCGGCTGCATCGATATTTTCCTGAGCTTCAAGCCGGGCTATTTCCTCTTCTTCTTCATCGGAGAGGATGGGGCTTGTAGCGCCTTCATACTCATGTTCGATGATTTTGAAGTAGTACTGCAGGTTTGAGATAGCAACCAAATCTTCCATTACATCTGGACGATGGCCTTTTTCTTTAATCTGAGGTACTGCCAGGAGTGAAACAGAGGCCATGGCCTTAGATTCACAGTAACCTTTAAGGATGACTTTTTTGAAGTCAGAGTTACGTTGGAGTCGGTTCCAGGCTTCGCCCATTACTACGGCGTGTTCGAGGGAGCGGGTTTCGAGTTCGATCTGTTCTTGTTCAGAATTGCTCATAATAGAGTTCCTGTGGTTAGTTTTGAAGTAAAGCGGCTAAATCATATATTAAAGTATACCATTCAGTCAAATATTATTTTGCTGGCCGAGGCTTATTTGCCTCGATCGCAATCTTGGTGAAGTTGTCTGACTGGGCTTTATCCATGACAGCTTTGTGGTCAATTCTTTTCAGATCTACTTCTCGAGCATGCTTCGTACCGTCGGCTATATTGGTAAACTCAAGATCCTTGAGGTCTGTATCCGCCAGCAACTGACGAGTCCTGGCCTGGTTGAGCATGGCCTGAGTTTCTTTATTGATCATATCGACCTCGTTCTCACGGGTCCTGGAATTACGTTCAGCGATTTCAGACTCGACCTTCATGACCTCGAGTTCCTTCATCTTCTCAGCGAAGGGGTCAGGTTTCGGCTCGAAGGTTTCCATTGCCTTGGATAGGTCAGGCATTCTGTGCAGTTTGGCGATCTCGGCCATCAGCAGGTTCCGCATTCCCTGGTCCATGCCTTGGCCGAGAGTCTGCAGCAAGAAGCTGAGCTCCTGTGCTTTAGAGGAGTTGTCTTCTGCAGTTGACACTTCAATCTTAATGTCGATCTCACCTCTAAGGTCGTCACGTTTTACAGGAACGAATTCATCGTTGGTAATCCGGACTACTTCCTCTTCGCCAAGGAACTCACTGTTGTAAGACATCCATTTGCGCATCAGAGGATTTATATGGTTTTCGGCAATGTTGCGGACGATATCTAATCTACGGACGTTTACCGCATCAAGTACACCGCTGGCAGCTCGAGCCGTAGATCCAAGAGATGCTCCCTGTATACCTCCAGTAAAAGCTTTGACGCCAAGCATCGAATCGTTTTCGTTGTTGTTCTGCTCCATGACGGCGAACACACTTTGAGGAATAGCGTTGTAATTCCCTTCGAAGAAATCTTGCTGGTTACCGTTAAATTCGAAGTTCTTGCCGTTCAGGAAGCGCTTCTTGTTGATCGGATCCAGGGCGCCAGTTCGTATACCCTTCTGGGCATTGTTCGAATTGGCCATGTTATCTATGATACCGCGTTTAATGGCAGTATTTATCTTCTGGTTATCACCAATCAGTTCAGCAGCAGCTTCGCCGTAGATCTTGAATGGCGTGCTGTTGTTCATCAGAATCAGGAACGGAAGGTCCTGATCCGGGTAAGGATTCGACTCTAGCTGGATAATAATGTCGTTGACCCAAGTACATACTACTGGCTCAGCAACTCCATCACCGTCGACATCGTAATTACCCCAGTATTCATATACCACGATTTTCTTTCTGGGCTCATCTTCGAATACGAATTCGCTCTCGTCTTCCGGATCAAAGTCTTCAGAGTCAAATGCCGCACTGTCGTTTTTACCGGCTATATTACGAGCCAGCTTGTTGAGGTTTTTGTACTTACCAGATTTGCGTAATGTAGATAAGTCAGTTTCATAACGATGAATTACGAACTGAGCTTTATTCATATCACCTTCTGATGTCGGGTCCAGGAATATGTCTTCGAGACGGCAAACTTGTACATGTGGTTTATTGACGAGAACATTGATACGCTTGACTTCTTTGGTACCAATCTGTGTGGGTTGACCTGTCAAGTCTAGGCCGAATACGGGAACCTCTTCTTCAACTATTTCGTCTTCGTAGTCCCAGCTGGTTTTGGAGATAACCGTACCTTCCTGGTAGTAAAGCTTGACGACATCCGTCATGTATTTATAACGGTTGAAGTGACGGGTGAACTGTTGGTTAAGAACTAACTCGTTTTGCTGTGCAGCTGCACGGTCTTCGAAGGTGACCGGCTGACATTTGACGATATCAGGATCTGCTACGAAAGGATCCTTGATGGAGGCATGCTGCCACTCATCCTGGCGTTTAATGTCTCGAGATACGATACATGACTTTCCAGACTGCTCATTGCCGTACAATTCGCCGTTGTAGTAGTCTCTCCAGGTTTCAACCTTGGCAACCATCTCCAGGCGCAAGCAATCAGCGGCTTTCATGTCCGCTTTAAAATCTTTTAAGATTTGTGCTTTGGTAGGCTTCTTTGGTACGCCAGTATTATCGATGGTCTTAGCATCGGCTATACCACCGCCTTCACCTGTAAATTCGTCACCTATAGGCATACACTATCTTCCGTATTTCATTTTGAACCAGGCGGTGAATGCAAATGTGGCACAAACACCGATGATACCAACTACGGCGGCGGCTATACCCCACTGGTCGACTGTTA